AGCCCAAGTGATCCGGGGCCAACAACTGAAAATGGTGTAAGTGCTTTAGCCATACTTATACAACAAAGAAGTCGGGTTCGTCAGAGGTGTTTACTGTGTCCCAGCTAATAGCGTCTGCAAGCGCGTTTTTAAACTCTCTGTACGCAACGTCTGACAAATAGCCCTGATCCTCACCACGCTCGTAAATAGCTCTTGACCAAGCGCCAAAAATAATAGGCTCAACAGGACATTTAATCTGTGTTGAGTCGTCGCTACCGTCTACCGCAAACTCTTCTTGTGGCAGCACAATATCAAAGTTTAATGAATATGCTTTGTCTGGAATAGGGTACAGGTCAACGATAACATCTCCGTCATCGTCAAACCCGTTAAACTCAAACCACTGTGGCTGGTTTTCTGTCACATCATCGTGGTTAAGCTGTCTTGACATCCAGCGTGTGCTGGGTGACTTTTGTAGATAGACATCTTCTGTGTCATTAAATACTGCTGGCCTACCAAGGTAATCATTGATAAGCCTAAACCGGCGAGTTGACCCGGTAAGGGAATAACGGAACACACCCTGTTCTGTAGTTACCTGAATTGTGTTCTTAAGGTGTGTCCAGTTCCAAGCATCTTCTACCTCTCTTTTGGCGTCATTGACAAACGTGCCAATCAGCCTTGTATAGTTGCTGTTGTTAACCGAAGTCGCTTCACGCTCTCTAAGGCGTCTTAGGACTGAGTTTACTGCTGAGAGGTAGGTAGCCATTCTTATTCCTCAGTTTCGTCTGTGTACGTCTTTTTTGGGCGTCCTGCGGGCTTTTTTTCTGCCTTCTTGTACCGCTTTACACGCCAAAGGTTTTCTTCCCAGTGGGCTTGCTCTACTTCAAAGGTTTTGCCTGTTTGTGTGTCTTCTACTGTGACCATACTTACCTCTTAAAAAGAGCCGGGGGAGACTGGCTCCCCCAGCCTGTATTTACCTTCGATTAGGAAGGTACGACAGCAACAACTGCTGCGTCGTCACGAAGCTCCTGAACACCATAGAGCATGTCTACGGTTAGGAGATCACCAAGATACTCCTGCTTGTACTGAGTCTGTACGCGAGGAGCAACCTGCGTTACGAGAACCATTGCGCTCTCGTGGAACATGCCAGCAGCACGATAGGTAGTGCTTCCGTCATCAGCAGTTACCGTTGGTACGTTGCTGGAGACATAGACCTCAACACCGTAGATGTTGCCGACACGTCCGTTGCGGATGCTGTTCTGAGCACCAACCTCGCCGACGAAAGCCTGCTCGGTAAAGCGATCAATACCAAGTAGGTTGTTCTTTTCGACGGGTGGGATGACCAGATAACGCTGTGACATTGGAACGTCAGCATCGTCAAGAGTCTGAATCATCTGACGAATACCAGCATCGGTCAGGGCTGCGCCGTTACCGGTGTTGCTGTTAGCTGAACCATCAAATGCTGTGCTGCCATCTGAACCAATGACTGCGCCGCTGTAAGCAGTGCCGCCCTGAAAACCAGCAAACAGGTTGCCGAGATCAGTGTCAGCCCGCTTTGACAGAGCAAAACCAGCGTCATCAGTGTAGAACTGACGAAGACTGTTAAGAGCCTGAGTAGCAACAATGTCTTCAATGAGACGGCTGTACTCAAAGTGCTTGTCAATGTTGACCTGCACCTCACCCTCGGTATTGCTGATTAGCGTTACCTGTGATTCAGCAGTCTTCTGGTTAGCGTCGCCACGGACAGGAGCAGGGATGTGGATAACATCGCCCTTCTTGCCCTGATGGTTCATGTTCTTAACAAGGTTTGCTAGAACAAGGTTGCTTTTGAATGATGCGATAACTTCGTCTGACCAAACTTCCCACTAACGTAATGTTAGCTCGACTATAGCATCCCAAGAATGTTTTCTTGAGCCGTTTCACTTAGTCTGTGCGGGTCTCGCTTCATTGCAGACATCTCCTGCCGGACGAACTTACGAATATGATTAAGACTGTTAAGGTCTTCATCTCTTCCGTAATTCATGCCCTTAAGATGGGTCTCGCACCAAAGAATCAATCTAGCTTGTTCTTTTTTGATTTCTAGGTGCTTAACTATTTGACGAAGGAAATAGCAACATTTTTTGTAGCCAGTTATCTCCCAAGAGTAAGCATCCATCCAATCAGAATTGCTGGATGATCTGTTTCTCTTGTAGATGTTTCCTCCGTATGTGTTGGCGAGCATTTCTAAAACTTCTTTACCCGGTTCGGCCATAGCCATTCTAACTCTTGGGGTAATATAGTTTTGTTTTGAAATTTGGATGTCTAAGCACCCTTCGCCATCAAATAGTCCTGCAATGTACTTCCAACTTAAACGCTTCATGGAATCTCTCCGAACTGCGTTGGTTGTCTATCGAGTTCCCTCTGGTTGGGCTTCAGCCTTCCCAGTTTTTCAGAAACGGTTTAATGTCCCCAAAGATTAAAGGTTAGGGACGAATGTCGCTGCTGCGGTTGACGTAACGTGATTACTTCCTAGTGCCATGATTAAAATCTCCTACGATTTTGATTTATTTAACTCGACCCTCGGCATAGGCTTGCATAATTTCATCTTGCATAGACATATACCTGTCAGGGTCCTGCATTTTCATTTTGATAAGGTCTGCGCGTCTGTAAACTTTCTTAGTACCCTTGTTGCGATTGCCAGTGCCTTCTAAGGTTGCCTTTTTACGGGCCTCCTGCGTGTTGGCTTTGCTGGACTCTTCGCTCACCTTTTCGGCACCCTCGGTTGGGCGAACTGCTTTGTAAAGGTCAAAAAGCTCGTTAGCGGCTTCATAGTCATACTGGTCTGCCTTTTGTGCAAGCTCAGTGCGATATTTTGACGCGCCAACAAACTCTCTAAACCCAGCTTCCTGTGCAATTTCCATGTAATCAGGGTGCTTTTCAACGAATGCGTTGTGTGCCTGTTCACGGTCTTTGCTAGAAAGCTGCTGCTTCAGTTCCTGCACCTCTTTAGCAAGGCTGGACTTCTGAAGGTATTTATCAGTCGCCTCCTTGGGTGAGGAGAACCAATCGTCGTCTGACAGCACCTCCTCTTCCTTGGTGGCTACGCGCTCATTGTTGTTTTTCTTCTGCTGGATTTCCAACTGTAGGAGTTCATCAGTGAGCTTCCTAAGCTCGCCGACCTCGTTGCCTTTACGACCATATTCCTTTTCAAGGTTCTGGTACATTTCAACAACGTCTTCTAGTGATTTGCCTTGAAACTTCTCAGGAATCTCACTTCCTTGGCTGCTCTCCGGCTCATCAGACTGCTGTGCTGTGACCTCAGAAGACTGTTCGCTCATGGGGTCTACAATCTCTTCACCGTCGTCTGCCTGCTTTTCCTCTAGTTGATCCACAATCTTGTTGTCCATTTTTCCTCCTGCCTTAACAAATGAAAAGGGTTGTAGGAGTGAGTTTAATCACAGCGTTAGGGCTACTTACCTTCCCGCGCTGCGCGTTCATGGCTTCTACCCCATTGCTCGTAAGCCGTGGGAAAGCCGGGGTCAGTGCCGTCTAACTTAAAGTTACAAGCACTGATGACTGGCTTTGCCAAATCACTGCATTTTAAACACTGAAAAGCATCGTCTGTATTGTTTGCCATGCCTTCCCATGTAAACCCGCAGGTTTGGCATTTAATGTCAAAAATCTTCATAGGACTGTTCTTCTTGTTCAAGAAACTGGTACTGTGACTCAAGAATGTCTCTAAAAGAAACGATCATACGCAGAATTTCTGCTTGGCCCTTTGATCTGTACAGTTCTTCAACTGTGTTTAGATCAAGTGCGGTGTCAACCTTTCCTTTTAGAATCTCCTCGCAATACTCTCTAAATGTTTCCCACTCAGCTTTGCTGGTTAGGTCGAACAGATCCTGATAAAACTTCTCTGTTTCCTGATTCTGTAGCGCCATTCTCACTCCCGTTTTGCTTGTTAGCGCGGGCGGCTAATAGGTCCAGAATCTCCTTTTGGAGTTCTGTGTCCAGCTTATCCTGACCAAGCTCGATATCAGCACGGGTTTTGAGAACATCAGCATAGTTTTCCGCAGTGCGGCTTCTACGCTCTTCAATCTCTGCCTGCTCCTTCTGGATGGCAAGCTGGGTTTGTGCCTGTTGTAGCTGCTCGGCCTCGGGATTTGGCTGCATCATTTGCTCAATTACAGTGACAAGCTCTTCCTTATTGCTAAGGCTTGAGTTGTCATAAATGGCCTTGAGCATGACCATAAATGCTGGGGACTCAGGTGGCACAGTTTGTAGCAACTGAATTAGCTGCTGCTGTTCCAACTCCCTAGCAGTAATTCCCAGTGAAGAGTGTGTGATAAAGTTAATATCACGCACCGGGAAGTTCTCTTCATCAAACTGCATGAACCGCCACACAGCTTTGTAGAGAAACGGCTTAATAATACTTCGCTCAATGTTAGCGAGTGTGCGCTTAGAACGCTTAATGGCTGATGACAACGCCATGGACATGCCTGACGCTGTGCTGTTTGTTGGTGAGATGTTTA